ATAAAATACAAAGTTTGATTACAACTTATAATTATTATCTACAGATGATAAGAGATGTAACTGGACTTAATGAAGCTAGAGACGCTAGCACTCCAGATAGAGATGCTTTAGTTGGCGTGCAAAAGTTAGCGGCAGCAAACTCCAATACCGCGACGAGACATATATTACAGTCAATGTTATATTTAACAGCTGGAGCCGCAGAGTGTTTATCGTTGAGAATATCTGATATAGTAGAATATTCACCAACAAGAAACGCTTTCATCCAAGCCATAGGTGCTCATAATGTTGCTACACTTGAAGAGATGAAAGAATTACATCTTTATGATTTTGGTATATTTATAGAACTATTACCAGATGAAGAAGAAAAAGCTTTGTTAGAAAATAATATACAACAATCTTTAGCACAACAATCTATAGATTTAGATGATGCTATTGATCTTAGGGAAATTAGGAATATTAAACTAGCCAATCAACTGTTGAAAGTTAAAAGAAAGAAAAAAGCAGAAAGAGATCAACAAATCCAACAGCAAAATATTCAAGCACAAGCCCAAGCAAACGCCCAACAACAACAAGCTGCCGCTCAAGCTGAGACCCAAAAGAATCAAGCTAAGACGCAGGCTGAAGCACAATTAGAGCAAACAAAAAGTCAACTCAAAACACAATTCCTACAAGCTGAAGTTCAAGCGAAAAAAGACTTAATGCAATTTGAATTTGAATTAAATTCTCAAATAAAAAAAATGGAAAGAGAGATTACTGAAAAGAATGAAACTAAAAGAGAAGACAGAAAAGATAACAGAGTAGATAGGCAAGCGATGCATCAAAAAGAAATGATTGACCAAAGAAGTGGGGGTGATTCACTTAAAAGGTTTGAATCTTCAGGTAATGATATAATTACAGGAGGAGTGGATCTTGATCGATTCTAACTTATTTTTAATATTTTATAAAATTTTATTATGGCAGAAGAAAATGACAACATAGTCGAAGAAGTAACTAGTGAAGTTACTGAACAACCAACTGAACAAGTTGAAGAAAAACAAATAGATGAATCTAAATTTGATAGCGCTGGAGATGATAGCGTTATTAAAGTTGACTTAAGTAATCCACCAGAACCTAAAAGCGAAGAGGTTAAAGAAGAACCCGCTGAAGAAGAGAAAGTGGACGTAGTCGAAGAGCAACCAGAGGTTAATGAAGAAGTTACCGAAGAACAACCTGTTCTTGAGGAAGTTACAGAAGAAGAAATTGAAGAAGAATTAGAAGAGATTGTAGCTGAAGCAAAAGTAACTGGAAAACCTTTACCTGAAAATATACAAAAACTTGTAGATTTCATGGAAGACACAGGTGGTGATATTCAAGACTACGTAAATTTAAATAGAGACGTATCCCAAATGGATGACTCTGAGGTGTTAGATGAATACTATAGGGCAACAAAATCTCATTTAACACCAGAAGAAAGAAATTTCTTATTAGAAGATACTTTTGGTTTTAATGAAGACGAAGATGATCCTAGAGAGATACGTAAAAAGAAAATAGCCCTTAAAGAGCAAGTTGCCGAGGCTAAATCCCACTTAGACGGGCAAAAGTCTAAATACTATGAAGATATCAAAGCTGGGTCAAAGTTGACCCAAGAACAACAAAAAGCAATTGATTTCTTTAATAGACATAATAAGGAATCTGAAGAACAGAATAAGATATCTGAAGCAAGTAAAAGAAAGTTTAAACAAAGAACTGATAATGTTTTCAATGACAAATTCAAAGGTTTTGATTATAAAGTTGGAGAAAAAAAGTTTCGGTTTAATGTTAAAGACGTTGAAGGTGTAAAAACAGAGCAGAGTGATCTTAGTAATTTTATCAACAAGTTTGTTGGTAAAGACTCAACTATTGAGGATGCTAAAGGTTACCACAAGTCTTTATTTACAGCTATGAACGCTGACGCTATTGCTAATCATTTTTATGAACAAGGAAAAGCTGATGCTATCAAAGGACAAGTTGCTAGAGATAAAAATATCAATACAAATCCTAGACAGACACATAGTGAGTTTAACGCTGGTGGAGTTAAGTTTAAAGTATTAGGTGAATCTTCTTCTGATATGAAAAATAGATCCTTTAAGATTAAAAAGAAAAATTAACAATTTAAAAAAATAAATTATGGCAATTACTGCGGGAGGTAGTTTAAATAGTGTGCCAGCTGCTCAAAAGCAAACACTATCTACAAACTACATTGACTTCAACCAAGATATGGGTTGGGCTCAACAATATTTACCAGACCTAATGGAACAAGAAGCTGAAGTTTTCGGACCGAGAACTATTTCAGGTTTCTTATCTCAAGTTGGGGCTGAAGAATCTATGACTGCTGATCAAGTTATTTGGTCTGAGCAATCAAGATTACATTTATCTTACAAAGGAAACGTTAGTCACGCTACTGCTGGTATTGATCCAGGTACAGGTGTTTCTAACATATGTCAATTCACGGTTGAATCTGATATCGATGAAACTTCAGGTTTTACAGCTGCTAATCACGGTATTCGACCAAACGATCAAGTTATCGTTTCGAATTCTGATGGCGTGTTCAAGTGTTTGGTTTCAAGAGTAGTTCAATCTTCAGGTGTTAATACAGCTGTTATTGATTTACTTCCATATGGATCATCTGCTTTATCAGCTAACACTACTGCAAAAGGAACTACATTATTAGTTTTTGGTTCTGAATTTGGTAAAGGAGACAAGTACTGGTCAATGGATAATTCAGGTGTTGGTGCTTTATCAAACACTGATAGACGTGGCGCTAACGAACCAGACTTCAAGTCTTTCTCTAACAAACCACTTATCATGAGAGATTACTACGAGGTATCAGGTTCTGATACAGCTAGAATTGGTTGGGTTGAAGTTTCTAGTGAAGAAGCTGGAGCAGGTTATTTATGGTATTTAAAAGCTGAAGCTGACACAAGAGCTAGATTTACTGACTACGTTGAAATGGCAATGCTAGAAGGTGAATTTGCTGTAGCTGCTTCTGAAGTTCCTGGATCTACACTGGTTCCTAGTTCAACGTTAAATACTGCTGACACTGCTGGTACTGAAGGTTTATTCGCTGCTATTGAATCAAGAGGTAACCTTACATCTGGAGTAACAGGTGTTAATGCTGCTACTGATTTAGCTGAATTTGATGCTATATTAGCTGAGTTCGACAAGCAAGGTGCTATTGAAGAAAACATGATGTTTGTAAATAGAGCTACTAGTTTAGCGATGGACGACATGCTAGCTTCAATGAATTCTTACGGAGCTGGAGGTACTTCTTATGGAGTATTCGACAATGACGAAGACATGGCGTTGAATTTAGGTTTCTCAGGATTTAGAAGAGGTTCTTATGATTTCTATAAATCTGATTTTAGATACTTAAATGATAAAGCTACAAGAGGTGGTATCAACGATGCTAGTGCTGCTAATGCAATTAGAGGGGTATTTGTTCCAGCTGGTACATCTACTGTCTATGATCAAATGTTAGGAAAAAATCTAAAACGACCATTTTTACACGTTCGTTATAGAGCTTCTCAAACTGATGATAGAAGAATGAAAACGTGGGTTACTGGTTCTGTTGGAGCTGCTACGTCTGCTTTAGATGCAATGCAGATTCACATGTTAACTGAAAGATGTTTAGTTACTCAAGGTGCTAACAACTTTATGTTAATGAAGTAAGATACTTTATTTTATAAGGGCGGTATAATATCGCCCTTATATTTTTATTAATTTATATTATATTATATTATGGCAAAGAAAAAAGAAATAAAAACTGAGGTGCAAGAACCTCAAATAAAAGAAACGGTTGTTATGGATAAACCGTTGGTTGTAGAAGAACAACCAAAAGTAAGAGAAAGAAAAAAACCTAAAGACGAGTGGGAAATTAAAGATAGAATGTATCTTTTAAAAGGTAATAAGAAACCACTATCTAGATCAATTAAATCTACGAATGTATATTGGTTTGACAAAGAAAAGGGATATGAAAGAGAACTAAAATATTGTCAAAATCAAAAAACTTGTTTTGTCGACGAGATGAAAGGGGATCAAAGATTAGAACATATAATATTTAGATCTGGAGGTTTATTTGTTGAAAAAGAAAAAACAACATTACAGAAGTTATTAAGTTTATATCACCCACATAAAGATAAGATATACGAAGAATTCAAACCATCTGAATTAGCTGCT